CATTTTGAGGAAAGGAATCGTTGCCACTCTTTCATCAGAGATGGTAAGATTCAGTTTCTTAAAGATTCGCAGCACGCCTTGGCTGGACAAACAGTTGACCTTCCTGATTGGGAAGTGGACGACTTAAATTTAACTAGAAGCCTGGAGTCTTCTCCGGGACATGGAGTCTCAAAAATTGACTTTTAGCTGGCTTGCGGTTTCATCAGCCCATTCTCCCCAGTGAAGAGGTCACTCCTTTCAAGAGCTGCGTATCGGTCGGGGTTCGTAGTCGAGATTCCATGTCCCTGAAAAGACTCCAGGCTTCTAGTTACATAAGTTTATAGGAGGTGACATGGCGGCGAGACGCGTGGACTCCGAGCACAACAGCAGGAGGCGCCCGCCAGCCACTACTCCTGAAGCTCGTGAGAATCAGCTAATTGCTCTAGCCTATGATGAGGCAGAGCGTCAGATTCTATCTGGCAAAGCTACTTCTCAGCTCCTGACTCACTTCCTCAAACGAGGAACAGCCAAGGATAAACTCGAAGAAGAGCGACTTCGTCAGGAAACTCTTCTCACTCAGAAGAAGATCGAGACTATGCAATCTCAGAAAGACACAGAGAAGCTTCTTAGTGAGGCGCTCAATGCATTCCGATCCTATGCTGGTGCTGAGGAAGAGAACTATTATGAGGATTAGGCGATACCGTGAACTTCGACGTCTTCGGACTTTCGAAGAACGCTATGAGTATCTCCGCCTCGGAGGCGAAGTTGGTGACATCACGTTCGGTCATGACCGATGGGTGAACCAGCAATTTTACACATCCACACAATGGCGACAGATTCGCCGGGATGTTATCTCTCGGGATCTAGGTCTCGATCTTGGGGTTGAAGGGCATGATATTCATGATAAGGTGATCATTCACCATATGAATCCTATGCAACTTCAGGAGATCGTGGATGGGGAATCGCAGATCCTAGATCCCGAGTTTCTAATCACTGTATCACATGACACCCACAACGCCATTCATTATGGTGACAAATCGCTACTTAGGAAAGACTATGTAGCACGCCAGCCGGGTGACACAGCACTCTGGGGAAGGAGATGACATGGTTGGTATTCCGAATAGTATTGTTGATGATACTAAAAAGGTTCTTGGCATTGCCAGTGACTATACTGAGTTTGATCTAGATATTATTCTACATATCAACTCAGTCTTCTCAACCCTTCAGCAGTTGGGAGTTGGACCTAAAACTGGGTTTTCTCTTACAGATAACTCAACTCTTTGGACCGATTTCCTGGGTGACAATGTTCTCGCTAACAACGTGAAGAGTTACATGTATCTTCGCGTTCGTCTCCTCTTTGATCCTCCGGCAACCTCATTCGGCATCACTGCTGTCCAGGACCAGATCAAAGAGTTGGAATGGCGAATGAATACTCAAGCAGAATTCCCTGCTAATGAGGAAGAAGTTCAAACCGAAGAGTTTGCCACTTTCTTTACAGCCACTCCAAGCACCCCAACTCCGCCTGACACGTTCACCACATACGAGACGGGATCGTAATGACTGAAACATACCCCGAACAGGTTGATACCTTCAAAGTAATAGGCCGCCTTGTTCGAGGTATTTCCTACGAGTTGCCTGAAAGGAGGCTGAGTGGTTAACACCTGGGCCATTGTGGCCATTCCCGATGAGAACGACTATGTGTGGAAGCTCTCTAGTGAGCCGATCCCGCACACTACTCTTCTCTTCCTCGGTGAGCAGGATGATGAAACTCTGATCCCAACAGTGGCTGATTTCGTCGGTCATGTGGCCAGTACGCTTCCTCGATTCGGTCTTTCTGTGGACCATCGTGGAGTTCTTGGCCCTAAGGATGCTGATGTTCTGTTCTTCTCCGATGGAGAGGATCGTGATTTCGGTTGGAGTCTAAAGCGTCTTGCGGATGTTCGTTCAGATCTTCTTAAGAACGATCTCATCTCAAAGCTTTACAATTCCACAGAACAGTATCCTCAGTGGACACCGCATTTGACAATGGGCTATCCGGAGACTCCGGCAAAGCCAGACAATCGCGATTATCCTGGAATCAGTTGGATCAACTTCAACAAGTTGGCCTTCTGGACTCAGGATGATTCAGGCGTCGAATTTCTACTTAAGGATAGGAGTGATCTTGCTATGAGCTTTAGTTCCGACGAGATCGGTTCCTTCCTCAAGCATAAGGATTTCAGCACTGCCAAACGAAAGACTCTGGCCAAGAAGAAGCACGCACTTCCCGATGGAAGCTATCCTATCGAGAATGTGGCTGATCTTGAGAATGCCATTCAGTCTTTCGGTCGAGCTAAGAACAAGCCGATTGTTAAGAACTGGATCGTGAAGCGGGCTAAAGCTCTCGGTGCCACTGACAAACTTCCTGCTGCTTGGAACGTCTCAGGTGCTGTGAAGCATGAGGATGAGGTCATTGGAGTGACTTTCGATGAAATTTCTGAGCTGCTTCTTGCTCATGGTATTGACTTCGATAGTCTTACCGCGGCTCAGCAGGAGATCGTCCTCAAGCACTGGGGTGTCAAGGGTATGCACTGGGGTATCCGCAAGAGCCGCGGTGCCTATCGCATCACCAGTGTTGATGAGAACGGCCGTACTAAGAAGGAGCGGAAGGCTTCTGAGAAGATTGAGGTAGGCAAGCGTCAAGGGCCTAAGGGTGCTGATGGTGAGCGTATCTCCAAGCAGAGTTCTGCAGCTCGCAAGGCAGCTCGAGAGGACACGGCCAAACTCACTGACCAGCAGCTCCGTGAGCGTATCAACCGTATCAAGATGGAGCAGGAGTATGCTAAGCTCACTGCGCCTCAGAAGTCTGCTGGATCGCAGTTTGTAAAAGCTGTACTTGCCGATTCAGGTAAGACCGTTGCTACTAAGTTCGTTACGGATAACGCTAACAACGCAGTAGCTAAGCTAGTTACGCCTAAGGTCTCCGATGTGATCAACAAGCAGGCTATCAAGGCGGGTCAGCGAGCAACCGCAGGCCCCGCTGTCAAGTCTCTGGCCAAGACACTCGCTGAAGCTGCAGCAAAAGCCGCCGAGTAAGATGAAAGGAGGTTGGCGATGAGTCTTTCCAATGTGGCAACTCCACGCTACTATGGCGAATTCCGAGATGCCGTTATGAATGGCGAAATCCCGGTTAACCGAGAAATCGGTATGGAGATGGAACGCATTGACGAGCTCATCGCCAACCCCAATTACTATTATGACAATCTCGCAGTAGAAGGCTGGATTAAGTACTGTGAGAATGAGCTTACGCTTACTGATGGTAACGACCTCCACATGCTTGATTCATTCAAGCTCTGGGGAGAAGAGGTTCTGGGCTGGTACGAGTTCGTTGAACGTAGCGTGTACGTGCCTTCTCCAGACAACCATGGTGGACGTTTCGTTCGTAAGCGAGTAAAGAAGCGCCTTACTGTAAAGCAGTATCTCATTGTGGCACGTGGTGCTGCTAAGTCGATGTATGCTGAGATGATGCAGGCATATTTCTTGAACATCGATACTGCTACGACGCATCAGATCACTACTGCTCCTACGATGAAGCAGGCTGACGAGGTTCTCTCTCCGTTCAGGACAGCGATCACTCGAGCTCGAGGCCCCCTCTTTCAGTTCTTGACAGAGGGTTCGATGCAGAACACGACTGGCAATCGCGCCAACCGTGTTAAACTTGCTTCTACCAAGAAGGGCATTGAGAACTTCCTAACTGGATCGCTCCTTGAGATCCGCCCTATGTCGATCAACAAGCTGCAGGGTCTTAGACCTAAGGTTTCTACGATCGACGAGTGGCTTTCAGGAGATATTCGTGAGGATGTCATCGGTGCCATTGAGCAGGGTGCTTCTAAGCTAGATGATTATCTCATCATCGCCATCAGTTCTGAAGGTACTGTTCGTAACGGTGCTGGTGATAACATCAAACTGGAGCTTGCGTCCATCCTTAAGGGTGAATACTACGCTCCTCATATTTCGATCTTCCACTACAAGCTTGATGATCTTGAGGAAGTCTCCGACCCAGCGATGTGGCTTAAGGCCAATCCTAACTTGGGGAAGACGGTTACTTATGAGGTTTACCAACTTGACGTGGAGCGAGCGGAGAAGGCTCCTGCTTCTCGCAACGACATCCTCGCTAAGCGATTCGGCATCCCAATGGAAGGATACACATACTTCTTCACCTATGAAGAGACTATTGCGCATCCTTATCGACCGCACATCTTCGATGGCTTGCCGTGTGCGATGGGCGCTGACCTCTCTCAAGGTGATGACTTCTGTGCTTTTACGTTCTTGTTCCCCCGTGCCGATGGATCGTTCGGAGTTAAGACCCGGTCTTATATCACGTCACTGACATTGATGAAGCTCCCTGGGGCTATGCGTCGAAAGTATGACGAATTCCTCAGGGAAGGAAGTCTGCAGGTTCTAGAAGGCACTGTTCTGGACATGATGGAGGTATTCGATGATCTCGATGCTTTCATCACTGAATCACAGTTCGATGTTCTGGCAGTCGGTTATGACCCTTACAATGCTAAGGAGTTCATCAACCGCTGGGAAGTTGAGAACGGTCCATTCGGTATCGAGAAGGTGATCCAGGGTGCCAAGACGGAGACTGTCCCACTTGGTGAGCTCAAAATCCTAAGTGAAGAGCGTATGCTTATCTTCGATCAGGAACTCATGACATTTGCCATGGGTAATGCAATCACTCTCGAGGACACGAACGGCAACCGGAAGCTCTTGAAGAAGCGACAGGATCAGAAGATCGACAACGTAGCAGCTATGATGGATGCCTATGTCGCATACAAAGCCAATAAAGATGCATTTGAGTGAGAAAGGGGGTGAGCAATGGCCTCACCGCTAGGAAGACTACGTCATGCTTGGAACGCCTTCCTCGATCAAGAGGATGTGGATCCGTACTCCCAGTATAAGTCTCTTGGAGTAAGCTATCCGTCAAGGCCAGACCGAGCCAGGACATTCATTAGCAATGAGCGGTCCATCATCGCTTCCATCTACACTCGAATCGCCATGGATGTGGCAGCTGAGAGTATTCGTCATGTTAGACTTGACGACAATGGTAATTACTCGAGCACTATGCAGACAGGTCTTAATTACTGTCTGACGCAAGAGGCCAATGTCGACCAGGCGGCTCGCATGTTCCGGCAGGACTTGGTTATGACCCTCTTTGAGCGAGGTGTTGTGGCTATTGTCCCTACGGACACAACGGATGATCCTAACATCACGGGTGGGTATGATGTAAACACTATGCGCGTCGGATGGATCACTCAGTGGTTCCCTCGACACGTTCGTGTGAGTGTCTATGACGATCGACCCGACAAGGGCGGGGTTCGTCGAGAACTCATCTTCCCAAAATCCATGGTTGCGATCATTGAGAATCCTCTTTACGCAGTCATGAACGAGCCGAACTCGACTCTGCAGCGCATTATCAGGAAGCTCAACCTTCTTGATGCTGTGGATGAGCAGTCTGGCTCGGGTAAACTGGATCTGATCATTCAGCTTCCGTATGTAATTAAGTCTGATGCTCGTCGCAACGCTGCTGAACAGCGTCGACAGGACATCGAGACTCAGCTCAAGGGCTCTAAGTATGGAATCGCCTATACTGACGGCACTGAGAAGATCACCCAGCTGAACCGTGCTGCTGAGAACAACCTCATGGACCAGGTCACTACCCTGATGCAGATGCTCTATTCTGAATTGGGTATGCCTTCCTCAGTCTTTGACGGTACAGCCGACGACGCAGCAATGCTCAACTATCACAACCGAACGATTGACCCCATTCTTGGGGCTATTACTGAGGCGATTAAGCGCTCCTTCCTAACGAAGACCGCACGCACTCAGAATCAGTCGGTTGAGTACTATCGTGATCCATTCAAGTTCGTGGCGGCAAAGGACTTGGCTGAACTTGCCGACAAGTTGATCCGTAACATGGTTGTGACGAAGAACGAATTCCGAGGATTCCTCGGGATGCCGCCTTCATCCGATCCCAGTGCGGACAAGTTGGAGAACCCGAACGTTCCGACTCCTACTACTCCAGCAGTAGAAGCGGCGCCTAAGCCTTCTCCAATAACTCTGACGGCCACTCGGCCAACCCCCAAACCAACACAGCTTCCGCAGGCTATCCAGCGGCTGGCTATCACAAAACAAAAGGAAGGAGATCTTCAAAATGGAAGCTGATTTCAGCGGCTGGGCAACGAAGAGTGGCATTAAGTGCTCTGATGGTCGAACCATCTTGCCGAATGCGTTCTCGCACCAGGACCAGATGAAGGTTCCGCTCGTTTGGCAGCACATGCATGGGTCTGTGGATAACATCCTGGGCCACGCGATCCTCGAGTCTCGTCCCGAGGGCGTTTATGCATATGGCTTCTTCAACGACTCTCCTGATGGTGAAAAGGGCAAGATCATGGTGAAGCACGGTGACGTGACTTCGCTCTCGATCTACGCCAATAACCTCGAGGAGCAGAACAAGCACGTCAAGCATGGAGACATCCGTGAACTGAGTCTTGTCATCGCTGGAGCCAACCGCGGAGCAGTCATCGACAACGTCAACATTCAGCACGGCGACGAGATCGCTACGCTTGATGACGAGGTTGTCATCGACCTTGGTATCGAGTTCGATTCGATCGAGCATGCTGCCATGCCTGCAACCAAGACGAAGACCAAGAGTGCCTCTGCCGACGACACGTCGGATGATGAGGAAGGACCTACTGTTGAGGATGTTTGGGAGTCTCTGACCCCGCTTCAGCAGGAGGTTATGGCTGGGATCATTGGCCAGGCGGCCGGTGCATCCGCAGAAGCTGAGACCGAGGCTGCTGGCACCGCCAAGCACAGCGAGTCGGACGAGGAATCCGAAGGCGAAGAGTCTGAGGAAGAGACCGAGGAGACCGAAGACGAGAAGTCTGAGGATGAGAAGGTCGAAGAGCAAGAAGACACCAAGTCCGATGACACCGAGTCTGAGGCAAAAACCGTTGACGGCGAAGAGTCCGGAGACGAACTTAACCACTCCCAGGAAGGAAGCGACATGAGCCGCAACGTTTTTGAGCAGGCGGAGACCGAGAAGAACAGCCTCAAGGCCGCCAAGACGCTCAGCCACTCCGAGATCGAGACCATCGTCAACGATGCCCAGGTGCTGGGTAAGCTCTCGGACTCCATCATCAAGCACGCCGCCGAGTATGGCATCGAGGACATCGACCTGCTGTTCCCGGATGCCAAGGCGATCACCAACACGCCGGACTTCCTCCAGCGTCGTACCGAGTGGGTGCAGGACGTGCTCTCGAGCACCAAGCACTCGCCGTTCAGCCGAATCAAGTCGCTTGTTGCGGACATCACCGCGGATGAGGCTCGTGCCAAGGGTTACGTCAAGGGTAACCTGAAGAAGGACGAGATCATCAAGATGCTGAAGCGTGTCACCACGCCGAAGACCATCTACAAGAAGCAGAAGCTGGACCGCGACGACATCGTGGACATCGTCGACTTCGACGTCGTCGTGTGGCTCAAGCAGGAGATGCGTCTCATGCTGGACGAGGAACTCGCGCGTGCCATCCTCATCGGTGACGGTCGCGAGGCCGACGACGAGGACAAGATCGACGAGGACCACATCCGCCCGATCGCCTACGACATCGACATGTACACCACTGTTGTTACTCTCGATGGTGGCGCGACCCCGGCCGACAAGACCGACGCGATCATCCGTGCTCAGCGCTACTACAAGGGTACCGGTACTCCGGCTCTGTACACCACGCTGCCCTGGCTGACCGACCTTCTCCTGCAGAAGGACACCCTCGGTCGTCGTCTCTACGGTTCGCTCCAGGAGCTGGCTTCGGCTCTCCTGGTCACCAAGATCGTCGCGGTGGAGCCGATGGAGTCGCAGTCTGAGGTTGAGGCAATCCTCGTCAACCTCACCGACTACACGATTGGTGCGGACAACGGTGGTGCTGTCTCGATGTTCGACGACTTCGACATCGACTACAACCAGAACAAGTACCTCATCGAGACCCGTGTCTCGGGTGCGCTGACCAAGCCGAAGGCTGCGGTTGTGTTCAAGGTTGAGTCGGCTGACCTGGTCACCCCGACCGCGCCGTCCTACGATGGCTCGACTCACGTGATCACGATCCCGACGGTCGCTGGTGTTGACTACACGATCGATGGCGACGTCGTGACTGGTACCGTCACCATCACCGAGGACACCACGGTTGAGGCGGAGCCGCAGGCTGGTAAGGCGTTCCCTGAGAACACCACGTCGACCTGGTTCTACTCCTTCTAAGTCAACCCGATAGGAAACTATCACCATGGCAAATAAGTTCTATGGACCCGTAGGCTATGGTGTGAGTGCTGAAACCCCGGCTGGATCTGGTATCTGGAGGGATGTGATGACTGAGCGCCAGTATTATGGCGATGTCATTCGTAACTCCCGTCAGCTCCACCCGGGGGAGACTCTCAATAATGAGATCTCGGTCAGTAACTCGATTAGCATTGTAGCCGATGCTTATGCCAATGAAAACTTCTTTGCCATTCGGTACATCAAGTGGATGGGGGTTCTGTGGACTGTTCAGAATGTGCAGGTACAGAGCCCCCGTCTTGTCTTGACGCTGGGAGGTGTATACAATGGGGAAACGGCTGGATCTTCAGAATCTTCTTCTGACTCTAGCACCTAATGTATATTTCCAACCTCCGGAAAGCTTGAAGTTGCAGTATCCTTGTATCGTGTATGAACGCGATTATAGGAATACACAATTCGCTGGTAATAGGCCCTATCGGTCTACGAAGCGGTACCAGGTGACTGTCATCGACAAGGACCCAGATAGTGGGATTCCCGATGCAGTTGCCGCTCTGCCAATGACCACCTTTCAAAGGTTTTTCGCGGCAGATGATCTCAACCATGACATTTACAGTCTGTACTTTTAAGGAGTATTAAATGACTAAGGTGCAGTGGGACAAGGTTGGTGAGCGTCTCTACGAGACCGGTGTCGACCACGGTGTCCTCTACATCCCGACTGGCGCCGTCTACGACAAGGGCTACGCCTGGAACGGTCTGACGCAGGTCAGCGAGAAGCCGACTGGTGCAGATGCTTCGCCGCAGTATGCGGACAACATCAAGTACCTGAACCTGATCGCTGCGGAGTCCTTCGAGGCTACGATCGAGGCATTCACCTACCCTGACGAGTTCGCGCAGTGCGATGGTACTGCTGAGCTCTCTCCGGGCGTGACCATCGGCCAGCAGTCGCGCAAGACCTTTGGTCTTTCGTACCGTACCCTTCTGGGTAATGACACGGATGGCACTGACTACGGCTACAAACTCCACCTCGTGTATGGCGCCCTTGCGGCTCCTTCCGAGAAGGACTACGCCACGGTCAACGACTCGCCCGAGGCCATCGGCTTCAGCTGGGATGTCACGACCACTCCGGTGGACGTTCCCGGGTTCAAGCCGACCGCTACCGTCACGATCGACTCGACCAAGGTGGACGCCACGGCGCTCTCCAACCTCGAGGACATCCTGTACGGTACGGATGGTGTCGACCCGCGTCTTCCGCTTCCGGCCGAGGTTCAGGGTCTGTTCGCCGGTACTGTCACCACGGTGACTCCGACGGCTCCGACCTATGACTCGGGCACGAAGACGATCACGATTCCGGATGTTGCGGGTGTTACCTACTACATCAACGGCGAGCCGGTCACCGGTTCTGTCGTCATCACGGAAGATACGATCGTCACGGCAGAGCCGAACGTCGGCTTCGTCTTCCCGCCGGTTGTCGACAACGACTGGTTCTTCGACTTCGGGTCGTAAACCAACTAGTAAGAAAGGAGACCAGGGAATGCTCACAATCTATGTTCCTGGAATCGAGCTCTTCGATGAGAACACTAATCGGTTCACTTACACCGAAGCGTTTGAGCTGGAGCTGGAGCATTCCCTGGTCTCTTTGTCAAAATGGGAGTCGACGTTCCATAAAGCCTTCATGGCTCGTGAACAGAAGACCGACGAAGAGACACTTGGGTATATCAAGGCTATGACATTGACCCCAAATGTGCCTTCGGATGTTTACAGTCGACTTTCTTCGGAAAACATCAAGACTATTGATGAATACATCAATGATGAGATGACTGCTACCAAGTTCTATGAGCAACCTGGTGCTCCTCGCAACCGAGAACTTGTCACGGCTGAGATCATTCGCTATTGGATGGTCTCGCTTAATGTTCCGGTTCAATACGAGACGATGCATCTTAATCAACTGTTCGCCGTCATCCGAACTATCAATCTTAAGAATGCGCCCAAAAAGAAGATGGGTCGCAAAGAAGCAGCTGAGCAACAGCGTCGTCTCAACGCTGAACGCCGAGCTAAGTACGGAACGTCTGGTTAGGAGGCTATTCCATGGCAAGACTTGTTTGGGGCACACCTGGAGAGCGCTTCTATGAGACTGGTGTTGACCGTGGTGTTCTGTTTGTCGATGGCAACACAGGTGTTCCTTGGAACGGTCTCACATCAGTCAACGAGAACACAGACGGTGGAGACGCAGCTTCTTATTACCTTGATGGATATAAATACCAGAGCGTT